AATTAAATTTATGAATGGTACAACTAAAAAAGAATCAACTACCTTACCAACACTAAAAACCTGTGCCTTAGTAAATTTCAATGTAAATTATACTGCAGATGGATTTTACTCTGCATATCTAGATGGACAACCAATATCAGTTCAAATAGATTTGGCATTTGCAGAACTTACTCCTATATACAATGATAATTATGGTGATAATCCTGAATATGATTCTGTTGGATTCCCTGGTGGAAGTGAAGGTGTTGACAATCTAGAAAAACCACTATTTACTCCTAAAGATCCTTCTGAACAAGCAGCTGCTGCAAGCAGACCAGGAGAATTGACTGATGCTGAAACCCAAAGACAATCATCTAGACGCGAAAATAGAGGAAGAACTTCAGAACAAATAAGAAATGATCCAGGAGCAAGAGCTTTAGAACTTCAAGTTCAATATGATATTCTTAGAAGATCTGGTTCAAGCAAAGAGCAAAAAGAAGCTGCAATAACAAGAATTCAAGAACTTAGCACCAGATAATAAAATGTCATACTTCAGAAATTTTTCAGACTTCCTATACCAGTCTCCCCTAGCATCAAGAACTTCCTCTTATGACTACATAAGAGCAAAGAATATATTTCGTAGAGCAAAGATTAGGGATGACATCTTCCAAGCAGCAGTAGCATTTGATAAGTATCAGATCATTGGTGAAGAAAGACCAGATCAAATTGCTCAGAAAATCTATGGTAGTTCACAGTATGATTGGGTTGTTCTAATCTCCAACAACATCATCAACCTCAGAGAAGAATGGCCTCTTTCTGATTCTGAGTTTAACAGTTACATAGAAACAAAGTATACTGCTCAGGAACTGGGTGAGGTTCATCACTATGAAACCACAGCATACTATGACACTAGGGGAAAACTAATAGTCCCAGCAGGTAAGGTTGTAGATTCTAATTATAGTGTTACCTACTTTGATTATGATGTAGAAGACATCATCACATTGAGTGATCCATATACTTATGACTCAACAATAGACACTTTTGATTCAAATTTAGTTAGATTTGACATGGATCTTCAAATAGAAGTCAGACAAGGAAAATCATATACTGTAAATCCAGTTAAGTCTGTTAGTGTGTATGAATATGAAATTAAAAAGAATGAAGATAAGAGAAATATTTTCTTACTAAAACCAAGATATCTACAGACAATTATTGATGACTTGGATGAGATTATGAACTACAGTTTCTCATCTCAGTATGTAGATAGGTCAACAAAAAAGGGAGATGAACTTAGAGTCATCTCCCCCAGGTAATCATTCTTCTGCCAGTCTCTGGAAGTAACTCAGGGCATCATCATCCTCATCATCAGAAGTGGATGAACTGCTTTGTGTCCGAGTTCCACCAAACTTTCCCTCAAGAACTTCTTCCCTAGAAGGGGAAGGACCACGATCATCATCCTCATCATCAAAGGATTCATCTACCTTGGGAGCAGACTTCTGACCAAGGACAGACTTGAGACGATTGTCCAGTTGCTCATAGGACTTGAACTTATCTGGATTTACAAAGTCCTCAAGGGAATATGCTTTCTTCCAGATGCCTTCTAGAACATCATCATCAAAGTCACCAAGAGTTGATGTTGCTTCAAACTCAGACTTATCATAGTTCCAGTAACCATCCTTCTTGGTGATCTTCACTTTGAAGTTAGCACCATTCCAGAAGTCAAAAGGATCAATGGGAGTTTCATCATCAAACTCAGGTTGCATAGCAGCAGAGATCTTATCAAAGATCTTTTTGCCATACTTGAACAGGAATACTTTACCCTCATTTTCAGGGTGTACTTTGTCACTCACAACATAGATGTTGGAGTAGTAAGAGAGTTTACGCTTCCTTTGACGTACAATCTCTTGGTTTGCTTTGCTGCCAGTGTTCCACAACTCACGGTTTGCTTCACACACTGGGCAACTCTGACCAACAGTAGTCAGACAGTTATCAATGAACCAACCACCAGTTCCTTGGAAGGCATGGTTGTATACCTTTGCCCATGGAAGCTCCTCATTAGCAGGAGCAGGGAGGAAACGAATAACTGCAAATCCATTACCTGCTTTGTCTACTTCAGGTTTCCAGATGCGCTCATCAGCACCACCCCCACCTGAACTATTCATCTTCTCTACTTCTTGAACCAGCTTAGAAGTCAGAGAACCAAGCTTGGATTTCTTTTTAAGGTCTGCAAAAGACATTAGATTACCTCGGATTGAAAGGATTGTTTGGATTGATCTGATTGATCACAGGTACATCATACCTCAGGGGAGGTCCCCTGTCAATGTATTTATCTGCCTTTGGTGGCAGTTCTCCTGAGTCCATCAATGGTAGATCTCATTGACTTAAAGACCTCAGAAATATCTGGGTTTGGACCAAACCCTAGGATTTTTGCAGACTCTATCATCTGTTCCTTCATCTTCAGGGCATCTGGATCATCAGATAATGTGAGTCTGGTGTAAATGATTTGTTGTTTCTCTAGGAGTTCATCAAGCAAATCAATATGAGCAAGTTTTTCCTCTGTGCTCATGACAAAGAAAGAAGGGATCTCTTTGACAATCTTTCTTTGAATGTCTGCAATGGTATCCATTTCTTTCTGGACCATCTTTGAATCGAAAAATGACATATCAATCTCCTATAACTATGCCCTTTAAAATCTTCTTGTACTTGAACACATCAATATTTAGAAATGGTGTGTACTTCTTAATCTTCATTGAGACAGACTCCCAAATAGGATCCAAAAGTTGCTTATCAAATTTATTCCTGATAGGGAATATTTTACTATAAATCACTAGTGTTTCAGGTGAAATATTCCCTATCAGGAACTTTTTTAAAACAGGTGGATGACCCTTAGAACAATCAAATGCCTGCTCTAAATCATACTCATCAAACAATGATTCTGATTCTTGTGTAAAGATATACTGCAAGCTTTGCTGCCTCTTTACCCACTCCTTGTAGTAAGTGTCCCCCAGTCTGATGACATTACCAATCCACAAACTGTTTGGGTCATCTGCAGCTACAAAATTAGCGATGAAGAAGTTCTTAATTTCCTCATCGCTCTTTTGTCTGCTAAGTTTTTCAAACCAGTACTTGTCCTTTCTCTTATTGAAAGATGCTACTGATGCTCTAGACTTACCTGCATACTTATGATAATCATATTTTTCTTTCCCAAAATGATTCTTCAATGCAAGATATTGTTTGTAAGCATCAAATGGGGTCATATCAAAAGTTTTGCTCTGGATGTTCTTTTAAGAAAGTTTAGGTTAATAGCATCACACTTTAGTTTTTCCTTCAGTGGTTTGCTTACCAACTTACCAACAGATTCTACTTCAATGCTGTTCTCTTCGCAATAGTGAACAATGGCATCAATGTAGTTCATGTCTTTGTTGACCTTTACAATCTCTTCAATGATCTGAGAGAACTTTGCTTGACACAAAAACTTTGATTCTAATGCAGACTTTAATTTACTTTCCATATTCTTTTAATTTTGATTCTATAAAATCCTTGATGTAATGTGTCAGAAGTTTCATGTACTTTAGTTTATCATATTCCTCATAGACAACGCAATCCCCATCTTCACATGCCATAAGAATAACAAGTTTCTTAACTGGAATTTCTGTTAACTCATAGAACATGCAAGCATATGCTGCTGCCTGAACAAAATAATGTTCAATCCATTCTCTGGGTTTTGCTTTCTTTGAGGTTTTAAAATCTATGATTGCCAGTTCACCATTATACTCAGCAATGCAATCTACTGTACCTGCTATGCCTAATTGCTTACTGTATAATGAAGATTCAAGTGCATAGATATTATTTATCTTTTTTAATTCTGGAGTGATAATCTTAAATAAATGCTTTGCAATTAAAGATTTCTCAGGGAGTTCAGGGATGTTGAGGAGATAGTTTTCAACCAGACTGTGCATGTCAGTGCCTCTGCTGGTTGCTTGTTTGTTAATTCTATTTGCTTCCTCTTCTCCAACTCTCTTTCGCCAGTCTTCAAAGATGTGCTTGTTATGATGACTAGTAACAGAAGTGATGGAGACAAGCTTTAAAAGTTCATCTCCATTAGGGACTTTATAGTATCTTACACCATCAATAGTCTCCCTCTGCAATTGAGGGAGACTAATATTCACATGATTAAACATCAAAAACCAGCTGCCATTTTATTA